CCAGCTTGCGCGTGGTATGCCCCAGGGGAGCGAGGACATTGAGGATGTCTACTCTCACACCGGGGACGGCCTTGGCTACGGCTGGTTCAGTAGGTGGTGATTAAGTGGCACAGATCAGCGGAAGCATTGACGAGAAAGTCTTCCCCATCAAGGCTTTTCTCGGCCTGAATGAAAACCCGGACGGCGACACCAAGCTGAAGATGGGCGAGGCGGCAGTTGTTCGGAATTTCCGAATCACCCGTGACAAGAACCTCCAGCGCCGCCCCGGCACGAAGACCGTCCTTGACCTTGAAACCGGCAAGCCAATCAAGGGGCTGTGGGATGGTTTCATCAACGGCCACGAGTATCTGCTTGGAGCCAGTGATGGGAAACTGTACAAGTTCTGGGACGATACGCAGGACGGCCTCTCCGCAACCGAGATCGGCGATGTGAATACCGATGATGATGTGCATATCTTCGGTTTCTCCAACATCGCCTACATCATGGACGGCCATTCCTACAAACAGTACGATGGCACGACTCTGGCGGATGTGGTGGGCTACAGACCGCTGGTGACAATCTCCGTACCACCGGCAGGCGGCGGCGAGACTCTGGAGAATGTCAACCGGCTGAACGGTATGCGGAGAATGTGGATCTCCACGACCGGCACGGACGCCACCTATGTCCTCCCGGAGAAGAACATCACCAGCATTGACTATGTGAAGGACCTTGCCACCGGCGAGGACCTGCCGACCACGGACTACACGGTGGATTTGACAGTCGCGTCTGTCACATTCAACACCGCCCCGGCGCAGGCCACGAACGGCTACGAAATCGGTTGGACGGTGCCAACGACCTTCCGCTCTCAGGTAACCGCCATGCGGTACTCGGAGCTGTACTCCGGGCGGCAGGATGCCAGAGTGTTCATTTACGGAGATGGCACCAACAAGTGCTTCTACTCCGGCATTGACTACAACGGCGACCCCAGAGCCGACTACTTCCCGGACCTCTACGAGATTGCGGTGGGCGACGAGAACACGCCCATCACCGCCATGATCCGCCACTATTTCAGCCTCATGTGCTACAAGTCCACTTCTGCGTGGATGATTGAGGCAACGAACTACACGCTGGCGGACAGCTCCACCATCCCGGCATTTTGGGTAGTTCCCATCAACCGGGCAATCGGCAACGCCGCCTTGGGTCAGGTGCGACTGGTGCTGAACTCCCCGTACACTTTGTTTGGCAATGATTTGTACGAATGGAAGAACAACGCCTCCTACGCCTCCAACCTCAATGTGGATGAACGGCAGGCGAAGCGGATCTCCGACCGGGTGTGGGCTACCATCAAGACCTTTGACGTGGAGAAGTGCTACTGCTTCGATGACAACGACGCGCAGGAGTACTACATCTGCTATGACGGCAAGGCGCTGGTCTACAACTACGCTGCCGATGCCTGGAGCTACTACACGGAGTTCCCCGTGTCCTGCATGACCTTCATGCAGAAGGAGCTGTTTGTCGGTTCCCCGGACGGCAAGCTGAAACGTGTCAGCTACGAGTACCTGAACGATGACGGTCAGGCCATTGAGGCTTACTGGGAGTCCGGCTCCCTCGGCTTCGGCAAGGACTTCATGCGGAAGTACGCCGCCATGCTGTGGATTGGCATAAAGCCTGAGTCCAACAGTGAAGTGTGGGTCACGGTGCAGACCGACCGCAACAGCAAGCTTCAGGAGAAAATCGTGGAGTCCGCACTGGCGACATTCTCCAAGGCGAACTTCGCCCGGTGGAGTTTTGAGACCAACAGAAAGCCGCACATGACGCGGCTGAAAATCAAAGCGAAGAAATTCGTTTTCTATAAACTGATTTTTGAATCCTCGTCTGCTGACACCCGCGCAACTATCCTTGTGGCAGACATCAGAGTCCGCATGACGGGCTACGCGAAATAGGGAGGAAGCTATGGCTTTTACACAACTCTCAGATGACCTTAACATCATCCAGGCTTTGGATGATGAACCGAATGACGTTGGCGGACTGTCTGCCCAGGAACTCAAAGCGAAGTTTGACGAGGCCGGGAACACCATCAAGACCTATCTCAACGAGACTTTCCTTGCAGAGCTGGGCGGAGATGACGGTGCTCCGAATGTCGGCATTACCGTTATCCCGGAGATGCCCGATGTAACCAATGTGCAGGATGCGCTGACCGGCATTATCCTTATGCTCCAGGATGTGACGCAGGGCGCTGTGGCAGACGGTTCCATTACGACCGCAAAGCTGGCGGAGCTGGCGGTAACCACTGCCAAACTGGCGGATGCCTGTGTTACTGCGGACAAGGTCGCCGCCGATGCCGTGACCACGGCGAAGATTGCCGGTCTCGCTGTCACTGCCGCAAAGCTGGCAACTGACGCAGTGGAGACCGCCAAGATCAAAGACGGCGCTGTGACCACTGCGAAGCTCGGCTCCAAGGTAGTCACCGGCGACAAGATGGCAGACTTGACCATCACCACGCAGAAACTGGTGGAGGGCGCTGTCACCACTTCCAAGATCGGCAACGGTGCTGTGAACGCAAGCAAGATTCTTGACGGTGCTGTCTCCACTCTGTACACGGCGACCATCGGCACGACCTGGGCTGGAAGCGCAGCTCCGTACTCGCAGGATGTAACGGTTGTCGGGCTTACCGCCACCGACACGCCGCTTGTCGATATCGTCCCCGATGCAGAGACCTACGCCACAGCAGAGGCGCAGATTGAAGCCTACGGAAACATCATCCGCATGGAAGCCGGGGCAAACACGCTGACGGTCTACTCCAGAGAGCAGACGGCAGTCGCAATCCCCATCCAGATTAAGGTGGTGAGAAAGTAATGGGCGAAGCCTTTATCGTCAGACGCGGCGGCACCGGCGGCATGTCTGTCAACAACGCCGTCATCCATGTCAACGCCCCTCTCGGCAGCACAGTCACTTTCTCCAAGGGCGGCGTAGTCACGAAGACTATCAACCCCGGCAATGCCCACACCAACATTGACGGCAAAACGGCGGACTACTACTACGCCATCAATGCGTCCGCTTTCGGAACATGGACGATGACCGCATCGAAAACCGGCGAGACCAGCGTGAGCGAGACCGTCACCGTCTCCGCCGCAAAAGAGTACGATGTGGATTTGCAGTACATCGTCCCGGCTGAGTATCAGGCAATCGAATACCTCCAAACGCCAACGAATGGATGCTACTTCGACACTGGCATAGATATTACGGACAACAACATCCAGACGGAAACCGTAGTCGGCACCGTTGGGAATGTTGCCGACTCTGGCATGGTTATGTTTGGCACTGCTTTGGGCTACAGTGCTTCCGCCAATGGATACCGTACTAGATGGGACTTTGACTACGTTAACGGCAGCAGCTCTGCCAAAGAAAGCGTATCTGGCTATTCCGGTGTCGAGGGCAACGAATACCACCTGATTTACAACACTCTGGGCGGCGGCGTTGTTCTGGACGATGTTACTGTCGCTGGAGCAAGAGCCAGGCACCCGGCGGATTCCAGGTATCCGCGCCTCTGGGTTGCACGATCGTACAACTCCTCTAATGGCAACTACTATTACGGTGCATGGCGGTATAAGAAGTTCATCGTCAAGAACACTTCCACCGACACAATTCTTCTTGACCTTCGCCCGTGCTACCGCAAAGCAGACCATGTCCTCGGTTTCTGGGATGATGTATCCAAAACGTTCCTGCTCAATCAGGGAACCAACCCGCCGATTGCTGGCCCGGACATTTAAGGAGGCAGACGCATGGCCGTTAAAATTAAAGCCGGGACGTATTTTACGCTCCCGGTCATTATCGAGGATGACAACTTCGCAATGATCTCTGCCGTTGAGTTCGTCTTCACCCAGACTGAGAACGGCGACACCCTCAAATCCGCCTACTGGTCCAGGGACGGCGAGAGCAAGGACGCACGGCAGGACGGCACCAGCAATACCATCCTTATCACGTTTAGCAGAGACGATAGCTACCTGTTCAAGCAGAACGCCATCTTCTACATGGATAGCCGCATCCACTACGACGATTCCCCCGACAACCCGTTTACCAAGATCATTCCCTTGACCATGAACAAGACCCTGTTCAAGAGCGGCGAGGAGGTAACCTGATGGCAGTTGTAATCAAAGTCGGCGAGACCGAAGCTGTCTCCGTTGACATTGGCGAAAAAGTATACATCCAAGGCGACCCCGGCTTTTCGCCCACCATCGAGGTTACCGACATCACCGGCGGTCACCGCCTGACCATCACGGACATCAACGGCGACAAGACCGTTGATGTGATGAACGGCGCAAAAGGCGACACCGGCGCAACTGGCAACGGCATCGAATACATCACGCTGAATGCTGACTACACCCTGACCGTCCACTACACCGATGGTACTGAGTGGACTTCCGCCTCTATCCGTGGCGAGAAGGGCGAAAAGGGAGATACCGGCGACACTGGTGCTACTGGCGCGACCGGCCCGCAAGGCCCGCAGGGTGAGAAAGGCGACACCGGCGCTACTGGTGCCCAAGGCCCCAAGGGAGATAAGGGCGACAAAGGCGACAAAGGCGACACGGGAGCCACAGGGCCTCAGGGCGAACAGGGGCCGAAGGGCGATCCCGGCGAGGTCACGCAGGCAGAGTTTGACGATCTGGCGGATGAGGTCGCTCAGCAAAAGAGCGCTATTGAGCAAGCCCCGACAGAGGAAACCGGGCAGGAGCTTTTGACCGAGGAAGAGCTGAACACCCTGTACACGGAGTATTTTCTGAAAACGCTTGATAGAATCTTTTCCGAGCTTCCGCAGGATGAATCGCTCTCCGGGATTGTGGATGAGCTTGTTGAAGAAAACTCGTGGCTTGACCAGCTCTACCGCGAAGTTGCCGCCGCGAAAACATAAGGAGGACACAGATGTCTATTATCAAAGACGCGACCTTGGTAAAGGTCAAGGTTCAGATTCAGCGGCGGAACGCGCTGCTTAAAAACTTCGTTGAGTTGTATGCAGAGACCACATGGGACACTGTGCAGCTCAATGTCAAGGCCGGGCTTGCGCCTACTCTGTACGCAATTGGCGATGAGATGATCTGCAAATACACCGCCAACGGTGTCGAGTACGATTTCACATGGGTTGTCGTAGACAACGACCGCGAGGTGACGTGGGAAGA